GATCATTACCTGAAATTCTTGTTTGTAATACTCCCCCGCTATTATTATTTCCGCCTCCCATAGAAGAACCCATTTGCGCGGAAGCTGCAACGATAGATTGTAATTGTCCGGGCTGCATAATATGCTCTGTACCATGAAGCATAACAGGGTAACCACTCGTAGGACCTGAAACAGTACCACCCCCGGCGAATCCTAATAGCTTTTTGAATATTGACCCAAACCCACTTTGTCCACCACCTGTAACCCCCGCAACCGTTCCCGCATCGGCTGAACCACCTGTAACAGAATCGAGAATAGCCGTAAATATGAAAGCCTCGACTGCAGCCTGCGCAATCTTTTTAGCCAAATCTTCAAATACTTTAATTAAAGCCGTTCCCATGTTTTCCCCTGATGAAACAGCGTTTACAAAGGCAGACGCTAATTGATTGGCAGCCGTTGCCGCCTCTTTTGACAAAGCGAGTAAATCTTTTCTTTTTTGTTCATCATCCCCGGCCCCTTCCATGCTATTTTTATCGATAGAAAGACCTTTACCCTCGTTTAGCTTTCTTTGGTCATCCCTGTTATAATCGTTTTGTTTTACGTAAGGGATTATTTCAGAAAGTTTGCCTTTGTTACCACGCGGACGGATAAGTTGATTTTCTAACCCAATTAATTTTTGAATAGCATCGCTTGCGGGGTCTATCCCATTTTCAATAAGGCTTTTGATTGCGGTTTCATACGCATCTATGCTTTTTGCGTTAAAGGCATCATTATCTATTAACCTATTTTGATACAACCCATTTATTACCTTTAATGACTTCGCTAATTTGGTATAAGCATCATCTTTTCCTTTTGTTGTTTTTGCTTCCAGTTTACCGAAATCATTGTTTAAAATTTGTTGTTCGGTATTTTTATTCATCTCAACGGTAAGGCTTGCAATGTTTGCCTTAGAGTTTTTTATGGTATTTTGTTGCTCCTCTAATGTTGAGTTAAGCAAATTCATATTGGCATTCATCATGCCTAAAACTGGACTTGTTCCGGCCTGTAATGAACCCTTTAAATAATCCCATGCCTTAGTAACTGTGCCTAATTTAGCCTCTTGCTGATCGAGTGAACTATGTTGCGCCTCCCATAGTTTTGCATTTTCTTTGCCTATTAAACTAGCGAAAGCCTCCGCATTGCCGCGCCTGATAATAGCCGCCGATAAATCATCTGTAATTCTTTTTAGTTTCGCCGTATCTGTTAAATCCTTATCAGTATTATTAAAATACCCAGGATATTCTTTATTTAATTCAGCTAATGCCCTTTTGCGTTTATCTCTTGATAAACTCTCATTGGTAGCTACTGCGATTAAAGATTGAACGGTTGCAATTTCTTTTTGTGAACCCTCTTGTGCCGCATCGAGTGCCTTTATATATTCATCCGCGAACTCTTTTGTTTTTTTAGCAGATTTATCTACTCCGGTTGCCATTAACATGGCAGCCTCTGCACCCAAAGTAAACAACTGAAATAATCCAACTCCCGCGAGTGACCGTAAAACAAATTGAAGTTTACGGGCGTTACTTATGGCTGAACCAAAGCCGACTGTAGCTTTCGCCATCCCTTTCTCGATATTGGCTCCCGTTTGTTGAGCCGCCGCATTGATTAACTGAAGTTGTTGTTCAGTTTGTTTGATGGAATTATTTAAAATTCCTATGTTGCGTGGATCCGTTGCGTTTTCAAGTTCTTTTTTAAGACGAACAAGTTTAGCCGATAGCATATCGGTAGCATTAGCGGCATTATCAACCTCTACACTTGTCTTTTTAACGGATATACCAAAGGCATCGGTAGCTTCGGCAGCTTGCTTCAATGAAGCTAAAGCCGCTTTATTCTCAGCCGTGATAATAATCTTTAGACTTTGTACATCTTCTGCCATTAGTTCTGAATATTTTTAGCCCCGTTGTTTTGGTAAAATCTAAATGCCTCTTGTACTTCTTCCATAGATAGCGGCCTTTCTTCGTCCTCTTTTTCGTCACTTGGTAACCCTAAAAACTTTTGTTCTGACATTCGAGATTTATCACCCGTATTCATTACATAAATCATATAGGCTATTTTTCTAGTTCGCGCCCAATCGTTCACATCATTACGAAAATGGGCTATGCGATGGATACTAAATTCGTACCATGACATAGCCCAAAACTCTTTTATCTTTAATCCGCTTTGAACGGCCTGTACTAATATATCATCCCACGTTAAGGATTGTTTTTTTTTTCGAGTTCCCCCTCTCCCGGCAATGGTGTTACATCATTGGTAATTTGATTGATGATATAACGCGCAAAATCCGCTATCTCTCCAGTACTCTTGAAAAGTCCTCCATGTTGATCTATCCAATCGGCGTAGTCAAATTCGGTATAAGAAACCGGCCCTCTATTAGCGCATTCTGCAGATGCCTGGATAAATTGGCATACCCTTTCAAAACTGAAATTGCCACTACCAAGTATCGTAAACATTTCAGAAATAGTTAAAGGAATATCCCTTCCCTTATCGTCTTTTTGATACGATGCCAATTGACAAAATCTATTCATGGCCCATGTTGACCATTTCAATTTCATTTCAAATGGGTTTCCTTCCAAGTCTTTAAGGTGTAGTACAAACATATTAATATGCGTTATGCGCTGTCATTGGTGGTAAAGTAATCTGAACGGAGAAATCAAACACGTTTGCATCACCGTCTTTTGCGACTTCTTTCCAATCGGTTACAACGCCAACGCCTGTGTAATAGTTATCTCCTGTTGTTGGATTAGCGGGCCCTACTTTCCAATATGTTACGGTTTGCGCAACACAAAGGGATCGTATTTTAGCTGCACTTGCTAAAGTAATTGACCCATACTGATCGTCTGTGAAAGCCGTGCCGGTAAGTTTTTCATCAAACTTAACCCCTGCAATCCATTCATTCCCGCATTTAGAACTAACATCAATAGGAGGTATTTTTAAATCCATATCGTTGTTTGTTAAACAGCCAACGGGTAAATAGGTGTTTCCATCATCGGATTGAAGAATCAGCCAAGTACGGCTGTTAATTTTATTTGCTGACATGCCTTTTAAAATTTATAGTTGTGTGATTAGATGCCCATACTGAATAAGTGTTCTAAAAAATGGCTCAGTATTGTTAAGACCTTCCCTATTGGATAAACCTAATAAGGTGGTGTTAACACATTGAAAATCGGGGCTTAAATTGGGGCTGGAATCTGGATTAATAATAGCTAAAATAGAAGAGGCTATTGTGTCAGAAGGCTGATACCCAAAACTACCACTTTTATTAACAATATCAATCAAAATATTTGCCCTAAAAGTGTAAGTAGATTTGTCGGGAGTTGTCGGACAATTTACTGAACTTAAAATAATATAAGAATCAGTTGCAGTATCCGGTGCCATTCCATTATATATCGGAAGTGGATTCCCATTGAATATTAACCCTAACCCATTAATATAGGTGTAATATGCTTTACGAAGGGCTAACGAAGGGTTTTTCATCTTCCTAATAACTTTTTTAATAACTCAATCATCTTTGCTTTTTGATCGTAGTACGGAGGAAAGAAAAACGGCCTAGCAGGTAGGTTTACTTTTCTTAATCCGTGTCCTTTGAACTGTACAGCCACATCCTCCAAACCTGCCGGTACATCAACCAATCCTCCTGTTCCAAACTCCACATAAGGAGCGTAGTTAACACCGCTAAAAACTTCTTTTACAAGTGGTGTGCCTACATCAAATCCTAATGTTTCTCTTAGCAATCCAGTATTTACCGGAGCAAGCTCTTTTTGTTCTTTGTTCATATCCAAAACAGAAGCCGTCATCACATCATCTACTCCATTTATTAAATCCTCGTTCTTTTTTTCGATAGCTTCCTGTATCTGTGTTATTCCTGATAAATCCAGTTTTAAAAAGGTTCCCATTTATCCAGCTTTTTTAGAATAGCATAATAATTGGACAAACCTGTTTTTTGCATCTACATTTGAACTCTTATGAATTGTATAAGGTGCACCGTCATAAATTAATTGCCAGTTAGACATTAATGTTGAAGTATACCTTATATAAACCGTTATGATATTGTCATAAACCACATTATCTTGCTGCAACTGTCTTGCATTGCCCCCTGGATGCACTAAAGCGTATTGGCTTTGTGCATTTGCCGTGTTAAATACTCTTGAAATATTGCCAAATGATGAGGTATCAATAGGGGGTATAATCTGAATAATATCCCTAAACTGACCCACATCAATTGTCGATATGTACCTATGAATTATTTTCATTAATAACTTACATAACCATGAACGTTATAAATTATTGTTCCCGTAGCTGCCGTTGGTGTCTGAATGTTCATAACACTGTTGGGTGCGCCCCTTAACGGAGTGCTAAACTGTAAGTGTACCAAAGGCGTTGAAGCGGTGTTTACATATCCCTGCCAAAGGACACGGTAAAGCGTAGCTGTTACTGATGTACCCGATATTGCCAACGTAGAACCGTTTGGAGTATTTGAAAACGTTACCGTTGTTGCTGATGGCACTGTCAATACATATACGTTTGCAGTTGCTGTAAGGCCAGTAACGGTACTGGATGCAATGGTAACCAAATCACCCACTTTAAAATCATGATTGGTTGAAGTGGTAAGCGTATTTGAAGCAATAGTCTGCGAAGCGGCGGTTAATAGTGCATCTTCAATATAAACCGTACCCGATACGGCATTAGTTGTACCTGAAAGCGTAATCTCGCTACAGTAATTTCTAATCCCTGTTGAACCGGACGCGTTTTTAAAAGGAATAACCGTGGTGCTGGGAATGGTGCCGTTAAAAGTATAATCCAATTCGGCTGTACCGAAAGATTTTGTTATCTCTTGCTGCCCAGTAGTTAATCCAACGTTATAGGCCACTGCCGGTGTCAATGCTACCTGCGTGGCCGCGGTTGTTGGAACCACTATTGCGCCAATACGCAACGGTGAACCAGTAGCTGCCGAACCTGACGCTGTTTGTCCGTTAGCAAGCGTTGTTACGGTACTCACGGTTGTTACTGTGGTGACAGTAGTAATGTTAGCTAACGTTTGTCCTGGTAACAGGCCAACTAAATCGGCACCCTTTGATTGATAGGCTCTTAGTGTTATGTTGGCTGAACCCGTCATGGCAGCCAATCCGGTAATTCTTACTTTCCATGAGCCAAAAGTAGGAACCGTGAACATACCTGTAGCGGCACTCGCAACAGTGGAACCGGTTGCTGAAGAAATCATTGTCAATATCTGGTTACCCGTCAACGTCACCCATGACTGACCTGTATTTTCATTCAAATACTGAATAGAAAGCGCACCAGTATATGTTCCCGTTATCTGAATAGAAACGGCATTTGCACCAACGGTTAATATCTCCAATGCAGAACCCGCCGTTGCGGTACCTGTTGAGTTTAAGTTTTGAGTAGTGATTGAACCAAAAGCATATTCCTGGCTAAGTGTAGTTGCTAAACTGGTCGTATTGGTAACACTTCCTAATTGACCTGTAATTGCAGTAGTTCCTACCGGGCTAACGGCTAAAACGGCAGCCTGTGCCGATATGACAACATTTTTACCTTGTTTGGTTGAATCAAATGCTAAAAGTGGCCCCTGACCTGAAATAACAAAATTTCGTGCTGTTTTTGTCGAATCACTTGCAAGTGAAGTAACCTGTAAGGGTTGTGTTTGACCAGCTATGTTTATATTTTTTCCGGTAGTAGTAGAATCTACGCCAACCTGCAACTTATTAGAACCTATGATGTATAAAGATTGTTTTAATTTAATCGAATCGGACGCCTGAACTGAATATTCATTACTGACACTTACTGAACCCGAAACTGGTATTGGATTTGACCCTACACCTTGAATAACAACGTTCTTTCCTGTCGTTGTACTATCTATCGGAAGTTTATTTGCACCAGTTATAAAAGTAGATTGTTTCGCTTTTGTACTATCCGAAGCGATAGTGGTAACCTGTAATGGGCCTGATTGGCCTGATACAACAAAGTTTTTACCTTGTCTTGTACTATCCAAAGCCCCAATCACGTTTGAACCTGATGGCAACGGAGCAATTAAATCAGAATGTAACTGATTAAGCGTATTTAATGCTTGTCCAACGACTAATACACTTTGTTTTGTAGTTGTACTGTCGATTGGCAATTTATTTGCCCCTATAATATATGTAGCCGCTCTTTCTTTGGCAGAATCAACAGGAAGAAGATTCGCGCCTGTAATATAAACGGTTTGTTTTTGCTTAGTAGAATCCCCTGGGTATAATGTAGGAAAGTTAGTTACAGCTACGTTTGACCCCGTTCCGCCTCCGCCTGATGGGTAAGGAAACGCAGAAGCCAATTTATTCTTAAGATCAATATACCCAACTGCTAATACTGTGTTTACCGATACACTTGTTGCGGCAATTTGTTGATCGACTATTGTTCCGTTTTGGTTGGCTATTTGAATAACCACATTGATAGTATCAGATGAAGTTATCTGACCTACCCGAATACTTAATGTAGGCAAAGAATATGAGCCTACATACGTACTACCGTTTTTAATTACAGCAAAATTCCCAGCCTGAGAAATGTCTATTTGCGCATCAGCACAAAAACTAAAGACCAAGAATAATGATAAAAAACATAATAATTTTTTCATTTGTTTGTATTTGATTCTACATGAATAATGCCCTGCGAGAATATTTATTACAAGTTAATTGAGCCTTTAAGCAGACAACTGCAGTATCGCTGTTATCTCCCCTATTCTCATACATAAAATTTATCTGATCAAGTATTGCAACCATTAAATCCTTTGGTAATCCATTTGAAGTATATCCACATGAATAACTAAGCGTTAACTGCCCCGTATAAGTAAGTACTTCGGGGAAATCAAAACCCACTTGCATAGGGTATGTTTGGTTACCATTAGAATCAGTATATGTAACGCCACCAACAACCGGCCCATAAGGAACGCCCATTGGACCTGCTGGATTTTCTATAATTACTTGCGCCGTTTTAGGAATCAGAGATAATAAAGTGTATTCCTCAATAGCTTGCCTTGCGGCGGTAATCAAAAGGGTAAAAATTGTATCTTCTGCCGTTCCGGTTAGGGCCCTGCAATACAATTTTGCCGTTGCCAAATCAATAGGCTCAGAATAACCCACTTCCGTTAACTTATAATCAACAATTCTGTTGATACTAGGAACGGCTCCTAAATATGGATATGGTGAATTAGTTATGTTGAGCATATTCTTGCTTTGAAACGTGAGTTTGTTTTTGCTTACCCGCCAATACGTGTAAATGATCTTCGAACATTTCCAGTTTACCTTCTGCCCGTTGTTCTTCTGCCCTTTTGCGACTCAGCTTGCTTACTTTGCCGTACTCCACTTTGTTATCGAGTTTTCGTATCATTTCGACCCATTTTTCGGGCTGATCCCGATTTATAAATATGCCCGCATATCCCAAGTTTTCTTTTAACCCAAATACTTCCTTTCCATCATGCGCAATAACCGGAATCCCATTTGCCATACCTTCCAATCCTACCATCCCGTAACTTTCATATCTTGATGGCATAAGTAAAATCCTTGTCTTGCTATACACATCTCGCATATCCGAAGTATTCTCTATCACAGTCACATTGCTTGCCGCCCCTATCAACTGATTGCCGTAAGAACCTTTTACGCCTAAGAATTTTTTATCGGGCATCATTTCTGCTATCCTCCAAAAAATCCCACCACCTTTAGAATCGTTCATGTTTACAAGTGTTATGAACTCATTCTTTTCGGGCTTTTGGCAAACATTGAAATAATCAATATCAACCGGCGGTGTCAATACGTAATGTGG